CCAGCGAAAGGGCGGCCAGACCTGAACGGTTAAAACGCGCCGAGCGCGATGCGCTTCCATGTGTTCGCTTGCGGCTGCCGGGTCTGATTCGTGGTCACGCAGACATACAGAAAGTTCTGATCAAACGCAATTTGTCCGGCAATGCCTTGATCAGAAGAAGACGCCGGCGGCGTTCCCACGACTGGCGAAGTCAGCCGCGGCGCGAGCAGCGTGAACCACTGATACCAGGACTTCGAAGGCTTATCGCCATCGAGGAAAACCTGCTCGCGCGGCGGACAGGGCTGAAACTTGGGAACCGCCATCGTCGTCTAAGCTCGTTTCGCCAACTCTTTCGGCAGCCGCTCGCTGGTGGAATAGCCCGGCGAGGCCTTCAGATAGGCATCGATGATGCGCCACGGGATCGGGTCGGTCACCGCGATCTCGTACACCCGATCACGCGCTTTGCCCAACCGCCGCCAGATCGCGCGCTTCGTGTATTCGCCGGCCTGCCCGCAATCGACCCACTGCTCCTGCGAGAAAGTATGCGCGCCATCGTTCGAGAAGCGCATCATCATCTGCGGGCCGCGCGGAAAGATCCCATTCGGGGAGGTCTTCAGCACCGCCAAGCCTCCGCCCACGTCGGCGACAAAGAATTTCCAGATACTCTGGCCGGAGGACGAGACCATGTTCTGCAAGCTCGGATAATTGCCGTTGAAAGCAACCGGGGCGGGATCGAGTTGTCCGATGGTTGAGACCAGGATCTGCCACGAGGTGCCGTCCCCGGTCGAGTCATTCATGAAAAGCAATCCCGGCGACGCTCCGGCCGGGGCGTGAATCGCTTGCAGCACACCGAGGTCGTTGACCTGGACCGCCCAGACCACACCGTTTGCATCCGCCAGGTAGAAGATCGTCGGTGTGCCCGTGCCCTGCAGCGGCGGAACCGGCCCGAGTCCGGTCTCGACATCGACCTGCAGCTGGTGATGGAAGATCCACTCTTGTTCCTGCGAGATGTGGGGCGCGCGGCGCAGGCGGCGGATCGGGTTATTGAAGTCGGTGACGAACTGGTACGTCGTTCCCACCAGCTGCGGAATGGCCATCTGATAGACCGAGCCCGTGGTCGGATCGCCCACCAGGTGCTGCCCGAAATTGAAAGTGTGGAACTGCGCCCGGTGGAGGGTGAATTTGCCGGTCACCTCATTCCAGTAACCGCGCTCATGCCACTGGCTCGTGGCCGCGTCGTAAACCCACATTTTCCCCGCAGTCGGAAACGAGAACACGACAAACTCGTGCCCTTGATCCTGGTACGACCAGGCCACGCAGTCGGCGATGGTGGCGTAGCTCTGCATGGCGAACTCGATGGCGTGATTCGAGACGCGCACGGGCTGGAAGCCATTCGCTCGAACCACGACTCCGTTGCCGCGCTCATCGGCCTGCAGCCAGAAAAGGGAATTGTCGGCCTTGACCACGGCGCTGGGCGCAGCCAGACCTTTTTCGATATACGCGCCCTCGATGACATCGAACGGGAAGGGGAAGTTGCCGGAGTCGTAGTAAGGCTGAGTCGCTTTCGGACCGAACACCCAGAGGTTGCGGTGATCGAAAAAGATGGCGAGAACTTTGTCGGTGAAGACCGAGACGCCGGTGAAATCCGCGCCCGGCCAGGTCGTGGCATCGAGCGAGTTCGATCCCTGAATCTTATTTGAGTTCGCGATCAACGCAAAAAAGAAGCTGTCAGAGTAGGCAACCTGCGCGACCGGAGAGCCGATGTTCGCGGTCACCTCAGTCAGCGTATTGGCATTGAGATCGTAGACCCATGCCCGCTGCTCGGAGGCCAGCAACAACTGGGATCCGCCGCCAGCCATCGAGACCGGCAAGCCGTCGGATGCGATGATGCCTAAATTGTTGCGCCCACCGCCGGCGAGCAGCTCCCAGAGCGTTGTGCCTTGGACGGCAAACGTGCGTCCCTGCACGGTCGAGAGCCCGCGCATCGGCGCCGCGCCCAGCTGATAAACCAGGTTCAGGCCAGGCGTCGAGTAGAGCGCAAAGGCGCTCTTGCCCATCTGCGACTCGATAGCTTCCAGATAGAAGTTCATCAGGGTCTGGCAATCGGCCGAGACCGACTGCGATCGATAGGCAGGTCCGCAAAATCCGAAGCGTGACATGGAAGGGAAAGAAGAAGGGAAGCGACTACTGGATGCAGATCACATCCAGCACATCACCGTTCGTGCCTGCGACAAACCACTGATTCGCATTCGTTCCACGAAATCCGAAGCCATTCGCTGTGAGTGAACCACCACCACCGCCGGCTGCCGTATTCAGCTGAGCACCCTTCGAGCTTGTCGTAGCAACCCCGCCGACACGCATGTTGTGCGCTGCATTGTTTTGCAGATAGAGCTCCGAGCAGGGCGTGTCAACAGTCGTAATCTGCGTGTTGGTGCCTGCGCCGATCGTAGTCTGAATAGTGACGACGCCGGGCGTCGGCGTGACTTGGGCGTGCACCGGAGCGGGCGGAATCAGGACCCAGACCTCGAAAGAAAACAGCAGGGCAGCCGCCACAAACCAGAGCGAAATTCGTTTCTTCATCGTCATCACCTTCCTGCTGGCTCATCCGTCAGCCAGTCGTAGAGGTCCATCTTGGGATTCACCACCGCCGGATCGCAGGCTGCCACCGGCGGGCGGTAGTTCATGGTCTTGATGTCGCCCATGGTCTCCTCTGCCGTTGCCATCACCATGGGATAGCGCGCCGGATCGCCGGGAAATTCCGGCATCAGATCTTTTGCCAGATTGAACCGGATGGCCTTGGTGTAGACCGGCGGCAGCAAATACTGCGTCACCAGATCCGGGAACTGGGTGAGGGTCTGCGGAATGTAGAGGGCGAAGTTGATCGCGACCGTCGGGATCGGCCAGAAGTTCAGATTCCGCAGCGGATAGGCCGAATCATCCCAGCAGCGCAAAGGCAGTGCCCCTTGCGTGTTCTTCACCGGAATGTCGCGCCAGCCGTAAGGCTCGGACGTCGCCGAGACCAGATCGAGGGGAAGCTCGATCGGCTGCGAGGATCCGGGTTGGTTGATCACGCCGATCGCGTTGATCTTTGCCGGGCGAATGATGTTGAGATCGCCCGTCGGCCCAACAGAGTAGGTCTGCTTTAGCGTCGCCGGCGCGAAAATCAACCGCTGCAAACCGGGAATCATCCAGGATTGCGCCTGCCACTGATCGATCAGCTGATTCAGGATGGCAAGCGCGTCCTGCTGCTCGGCGGCCGAGGGCAGCTCGCCCGAAGCGAGTGAGCCAATCAACCGCAGAGCGCTCGTGATGTAGTCCAGGCTCGCCCAGAACAATCCGGGCGGCGTGATCGGAGTCGTCGCCAACGCTTACTTACTCGACGTCCTTCAGCGTGTACTTCGACTTCGCGGGCTTGCCGGCAAGAGCTCTCTCTTCGTCAGCGGATTTGACCAGAACGTCCCCGATCCACTTCGGGTATTCCTGGTGCTCGTACTCGCGCTCGACGTAGCCCGAGGCGGCCTGGTCGTCTTTCGCGGCTGAGGGTGGAACGTACTCGTGATGGGTGTGAGTTCCGGGTGGTTTGTCTTGGGACGGTCTCATGCTAGTTTTCTCCTATGGAAATTCAACTGCTCGAATTCATGGCCACGGTGGCAGACTGGGTGAAATCAAATGATCCGCGCGCGCAACCATTCCTGGATGCCGATGCCGTTCGACGTATAAACGGCGGCGGAGTCAGCTTTCACAAAGATCGATTCCTGAAGCTGGCTGCGGAGTATCTCGAACCGCCTCAAACGTTCTAGAGCTCTTCCGAATCCAGATCGAACTGCGGGCTATCCTTGCGCTGCGGTGGCTTCTCAAGCCAGCCTTTTTTGATCAGGCGCTCGGCTTCGGCCTCATCTTTCACCAGCTTGACGCGATTCGAGCGCATCCACTCGGTGACGGCTTTCTGATAGCTGGCCATCGCGTTCTGCATTTGCTCCTGCGTGATGGCCCCGACCATGAAGCGAGCGGCTTCGGGCTCGGGCTTCTGCCCCCACTTCGGGTGATAGAGCATCTTGGGAAACTCGTGCTCTTCGCGGCGATAGATTTCGCCGACGTAGCCGACCGCTTTGTTGTTGACGATGGTCCCATCGTATTTGTGCGGGCCTTTGCAGACCCGCGTGGCCCGCGGCAGCGCGGTGGCATCGAGCCCATTCTCCCCGGGCAAGATATTCGGCGGCAGTACAACGTAAGTTTCTGAACTCATAAAAGGATTCCTTTCGGAAAAAATGTCCGGGCGACCCCTTGGGGTGTCATGTCGGTCGAAGCCGCCCGGATCTCGCGAGAAAAACGACTATTGGACAGTGCAGAAGCTGCTCGGCTGTACGGTCAGCGTGCCCGCACCGTTGGCCGCCATCTGCAAGTTCACTACGCCCGCCGTCGCGCCATTCACCAGGCCAAGGGTCACTCGGTCGGTGAAGTTGGTGGTGGCGGTGATGGTGCCGCTATTGGCGAAGGCGCTCGAAAACGCCGTCACCGAGCCCGATGTATAGGTCGAGCTGGTGATGTTGGAAAATACGCCAATGGCGACTGCGGTAGGCGAAGCCGGACCGGTGAACTGGTACTTCGGTCCAGTGGTATTGGCCGACCCCTGCCAGGTGATCGCGCAGGTTACCGAATACGTCCGGTTCGCCTGGGCGAAAAACTGCAGCGAGCCGGTGTTCGCCGTAGCTCCCGCCACATTTGAGAACGTGGTGGTCGCATTCGTATAGGCCGAGGTAGTGGTCGCGGTCGATGGGGCGTTCTCGCTGGGGAACGTCGGCAGCGACTGCGGAATCCACCCGGTGATCAGCGCACCCGCCGGTGTCTGAAACTGGGTACAGACGAACTGCTGCCCGGTCAGGACGTTGATCCACGGTGTAAATAGGGTATTGGCCTGCGTGCAATTGCCCTGGATGGGAGGATCCGCAAGATACAATCCGCCCGAACCCGCGCCACCACCAAACTGCGGCGTGCCTACTTGCACATAGACCACCGCGTTCGCCTTGTGGAAGGCGCCGCGAGTGCCTTGCTGGGCGCGCAGCACGTTGAAGATGGTGGTTTGTCCGGGAACCGTCGTCAGCACGCCCATCAGCTCCTGATCCACATAGAGCCAGGTGATGGGCGCGCCGTTGAAGGCTTGCTGGATGCCGGTCGCCGAGGCTAGGTTCACTGTGGTAGCGAACGCCCCTTGTGCCCCGCCTGCCAGCGATGCTGGTCCAAGCGGCAGATCGGCAGCCAGTGTGGTTTGCGTGAGCGTCGATTGAGCGGCAGCGAGTTGGACGCCCGGCATAAACCCGGCATAGCCGAGAACCAAGGCGTCGAACATCGCGTACCAGAACAGAGCAGAGAGAATTCGCTTGAGTGTTTTGTTCATGAGTTTGTCCTTTTAAGTGATTTCTCGCTGCTTAGCTCGCGATCCGGCAGGCGAGTTCGGGATAGAGCGTCGCGACGCC